ACAAACTGATTTAATAATGCTAGGTAGATGTCCCGCTCCCAGGGCATCATATTTTCTATCTCGGTCAAAGAATATTTATAATGCGTTATTAAAGAGAAATTGATTTTAAAGTATGACTCAAGATCCATATGAGCCATTATCAACCGAAAAAACTTGTCAATCCCTCCAACGTAACTTCACTTTCTTTTTTTGTATTTGGATTAGTCACTTTGAAAGTGTGTGCAAGTTTAGGCATCGTATTGAAAAACTTTTCTACTTCTTGGAACTGTTGTGGAGTCAAAGTCTCAATCCAATCATTAAGTTCCTTTTTAGTGCAATCTGCTGCCGCCCAGGACTCATCGGCATTAAAGACCATATCAATACAAGAAGAAACAATATCAAATGACTTTTCAATAGAAGAAACATCATTTGAACTGAAATCAAAGTTATTCTTGATAAATTCATTCAAAGATGGATACTTCATTCTTAATACCAATCCATCACCCAAATTAATATCAGTAGAGTGTTCTGGATCTTTTTGAACTTGAATTTCGTCAATATAAATCTTAACTGGAACTTCGGTAGTTCCATCATCACTACAAGTTACAATCAGTTCAATTGCTTCGCCAACTGATTTTCCACGAACATTTAGGAAGATATATTCAATATCAAAAGTAGGAAGTTCTTCTACTTTAATGCCCTTTGTTAGGATACAATCTTTTAAAATTTGTTTGATTGCCGATGTAATTTGTTTTACGTCTTCGCTTTCAAGAGCAAGAATAAGTATCTTTTCTTCTTTGACTAAAAATGGGCGATATTTGATACTTTTTCCTGTTGATGGCAAATCAAGAGTATATTGTGGCGTAGCAATTTTAGGTAAAGGCATTTTGAATGATTAAGTCCAGTTGTGATTATTTATTGGTTGGTTTCTCCTCTATATATCGCCGCCTGTTTATATGCCTCTTCATTACTACCAAAAGCAGGACCATAATATTGAACAGGAGTTGTTGTTGGTTTAGGTTTGTCTGTATTGTTTAGATTTGATGGATATGGATTTATCTGTGTTCCTTTATGTTTTATTACAGTATATCTAGTATAACTAAAATTAATTGTAGTTTTAGTTATTGTGCTTCCTTCATAAGATAATGGAAGTGCGGTAATATTAGTTGGAAAAGCATCAATAAATTGATAGGTCAAAAGATTTTGTGTCTCGGTTGGACTTTTTGGATTATTTGGATTTGACAAAAAGTCCCTTTCAAATTTGGTGATTGAAATTATTCTTTTGTATTGATCTGGATATTTAAATCTATAATAATTTTCACTTTGCTCATACCCAACTTGTCCACGAGGATTTGGTATTTGTTCTCCGTCTTTTGTGCAAATTGGATTTATAAAATTCATCCATTCTTCAAATAAACGAATAATATTATATTCACTATCAACATAAAAAGTTAAATTGAAATCTGAAAATATTCTACGATTTGGAAATCTCTCAATTATGCCCTGACGACTTCCACTTTCTTCTCCAACGTCAAAAGTTGCTCCGGGAAGAACTGCTTCCGCACACATAAAATCATAAGTAAATGTTTTTGAAACATTATTAGTTATTCCACATTTGTTTAAATATTCTAATAAATTTCCATCCTGTGCCCCATTTGATCCACCTAGAAACATATTAACTTTAAATTGACTTGTAAGAGATACATTACCAAACATCTCTTGAACTGAAGGCAAAGAAGATCCCCCCATATCTCTCGGGGTAGTCATCTTTACATAAAGAGGATCTACTCTATATGTATTTGCTCTAGCCATCTAAATAAGCGTATACGATTATATACTATGTATGCCCCGTAACGAAGATAGTGGATACCATCAAGGAAAATTTAAACCCAAAAATCCTCAAAAATACAATGGAGATCCAACAAATATAATATATCGTTCATCTTATGAATTAAAAATGTTTCAATATTGCGATTTGACTGAAAATGTTATATCTTACCAGAGTGAAGAATTTTGGGTTCCATATGTTTCCCCAATAGACAATAAAACCCATAGATATTTTCCAGATATGAAATTGAAATACAAAGACAAAGACGAAAATATTAGAATCGTGGTAATTGAAATTAAACCAGCAAAGGACTTGAAAGAACCACAAAGAACTCCAAAAAGAAGAACAAAATCTTGGGCATATTCAGTAAAAACTTGGGTCACCAATCAAGCAAAATGGAATGCTTGTAAGGAATATTGTGCTGATAGGGGATGGGAATTCCGCATATTCACAGAAGAACAATTAGGCATAGAAATATGATCGCAGAAAAAATACTCAAAGAGGCGGGAACGAAACGTTGGTCCACTAACTGGTATACAAACAGATTGATGAATGAGTTAGCAAGATATCAAAATGAGGATTCTAGTGAAATTGATACAAATTTTATTTCGCCGGGAGATTTGGTATTTTTTATGTATTCGGCAAAATATCCCCAAAAATACAAATTCTGGGATATGCAACCACTTACTTATATTATAAGTATTGACACAAAATCTGGAATATTCTTTGGTTCTAATCTTCATTATCTAAATCCACAATATCGTGGAGGTATTGCCGCTTCTTACATAAATAAATCAGGAAATGTGAATGCACCAAGAAAGACTTTGCATAATTATCTTTTTTCTGGTGTAACTAGTCATTTTTTTAAAGTACCCGAAAGTGAATGGAGAGGAGTTTCTTTACTTCCCACCGAAAGATTTGTAGATAAAAGAGGACAACCAGTATTCAAATCCAAAGTTTGGGATTATCCAGATAACTCATCGGCACCATAAATATGGCAACACCACAAGGTACAGTTTGGAGACCAGGAAAAGACAAAATAGGAAATGGCCCAGTAGTATTGGCGGATGGCGACAAACTGACCACTATTTCTCCAAGTCTTCCTGATGGTTATACTTCAATTTTTGCTAGTGGTCCAGCAAAAGATAGAATTTTTTATGCAATTCAAACTGACGGAAAAGTGACATATGCATCTTTTGATGATACGGGAAAAAAAAGACGACAATATAATACAATTCAAGAATTAGCGGATGGTGGTGATGCTAATGCTGGATTTCCCATAAATCCAGATAATATCAATCATCTAAAATCTAGAATGATTGAAACTTTCAATCAAAAAGCATCTTCTGCGGGTTTAATCACGTCTGCACCTTCAATAGACCCTAATTTATCAAAAACACCATCATCAGAAAGTTCTATATTAGATGCAAATATAACTGTTGATGTTCTCGGTCCAATTCTAAAAAAAATAGGTGTTGATGTTGATACATTAAAACTAGACAAAGATTTAAAATTTGAATTTGGCAAAGTAGATGATGTAATCAAAAAAATGCCGTTATTGAACTACCCAGAAGATGCTTTATATAATAAAACCCAAGATCATCTATCAATAGCACAATACAGTTATAAACCACCAAGAAGTAATGATATATTTGGAGATGCTTTAGATACTTTACGAAATGGTTCTAAACGAACATCACCCTTAAAAGATTTATTGGGTATGGTAAATCTTCCTATGCCAAATAACATAACTGATTCTAATAATGTTTCTTGGGCAGATGATAATATGAATAATTTAAGTGCTGCGCTGACATCATATGTTACAAATGATCCATTAAAAACGTTAGGAGGAGCAGCAGGTTTAAGAGCATTGGCTTCTGCTGCTGGCATTGGTGGTGGAGCAGCACAAATAGCATCATTCCTTGGTGCTCTAGCAGGTATGGAAGCATTTAAAACAGGAGCAACTCCAGCAATGAAAACCTTACTTGGAGGGACATTAAATTCCCAAGTACTTGGAATGCTTGGTGTTAGTGTATCACCAGAAAGTATTTTAGCAAGAGGTTATGGAATTGTTCCAAATAGCAACCTTGAACTTCTATTCAATGCTCCAACATTAAGAGAATTTACATTTCAATATAGAATGAGTCCAAGAAGTAGCAGTGAAGCAAAAATAATAAACAATATTATAAGATTTTTTAAGCAAGGAATGGCAGCAAAAAAAATAAGTTCAATCTCTGGTGGTGGTTCTGCTGGTGCTCAATCATATTTCTTGGGAACGCCAAATGTTTTTCAATTACAATATAAGACTACTGGGGGGAAAACAATCAAAGGCGTAAATCGTATCAAAACTTGCGCTTTAACTGGATTTGCTATGAATTATGCTGCCGATGGAAACTGGGCGGCATATGATGAAGGGCAACCAGTATCTGTGATTATGAATATGTCATTTAAAGAACTTGAACCAGTTTATGATACTGATTATCAAAGTAATGTTGAAGATGAAAGAAATGCAGATAAAAACCCTCTTGGTGATCTTTACCAAATCACAGATGATGAGGTAGGATACTAAAATGGCATATTTTAGAGAAATTCCAAATATCTCATATATTTCTCGTTTGCCTGACGTAAGTTCAAACGAAGAATATATTACTGTCAAAAATCTCTTCAAAAGGGCAAAGTTAAGGACAGATATAGTTAATATTATTACTGCTTTCAATTATTATCAAGTAGAAGATAATCAAAGACCAGAAGTAGTTGCTTCTAAACTTTATAATGACCCAGAACTTGATTGGGTTATTCTAATTACTAACAATATCACAAATGTAAGAGAACAGTGGCCTTTGAGTAATAATGATCTATACAATTATATGCTTGATAAGTATGGCACAGAACAATCACTATCATCCATTCATCATTATGAAACTATTGAAGTTAAGGATGAATATGATCGCCTTGTGGTGCCTTCTGGACTTCAAGTAGATTCAAATTTTACAGTTACTTATACTAAATTTGATAATACTTTATCCACTATTTCGCCCGTGAAGCAAGTAACAAACTACGAGTATGAAACTAATATCAACGAAGAAAAAAGAAAGATAAGAGTATTAAAACCAGCATATCTATCGGCAGTGATTACAGATTTAAGAAATATAATGAAATATGACCAATCTTCACAATATGTCAATCAAACTACTAAACAATCTTATAATCCAAATCTAACAGGCGTATAAAAACCCTACAGACAAAAAAATCCCCGGAGATTTTTTCCGGGGATAAAGGTAATTAAAAGTTGATTTTGAAATCAGGAGTTAGCAAGCTTTGAGAAGTATGAAAGTGCTTCATCATCATCCTCATCATCAGAACTAGAACTAGACGAAGAACTAAAAGAAGAAGTACTCTTCGTTGAACGCTCTACCTCATACTCATCTTCTTCTGATACTGTTTCTGGGTCTTGGGTGCGAGCACCTTTAGTTCCAAGAACAGAAGAAAGACGCTTCTTCAAATCATCATAAGACTTGAACTGATCGTTAGCAACAAGTTCAGCAAGAGAAAACTCTTGCTTCCAGATTGCTTCCAGTTCATCATCATTATCTAGAAGAGCACCAGAAGAAGCAAACTCACTAGAATCATAATTACGATAACCAGCAACGTTCTTTGCCTTCAGTTTGAAGTTAGCACCCTGCCAGAAATCAAATGGATCAATAGGAGTTTCATCTTCAAACTCTGGCTTCATAGCGGCAGAGATCTTATCAAAGATTTTTTTACCATACTTATAAAGGAAATTTTTACCTTCATTTTCAGGATTAGATGGATCTTTTACAACATAGATGTTGCTAATGTAAGTCAGTTTTCTTTTCTGCTTACGAGCAATCTCTTTGTTTGCGTCAATTCCTGAATTCCAGAGACCAGAGTTGTGCTCACAGATAGGACATTGTTGACCGAGTGTCGTAACACAATTATCAATCAACCATCCACCAGAACCTTGGAATGCGTGAGAATAGAGCTTCACAAATGGCAGATCTTCACCGTTTGGAGCAGGAAGAAAGCGAATAACGGCATAACCATTTTGGCTCTTATCTGTGGTCAATTTCCAATAACGATCATCTTCAGAAGAACCAGCACTATTCAGTTTTTCAACTTCTTTGACTAGTTTTTCGGTTAAAGAACCAAGTTTGGATTGTTTTTTTAAGTTTGCGAATGACATAAGATTTTTTGGATAAATTGGATGTTTTGGATTGGACTTTTTAAGTATAGCAGATATAAAGTCAGTCGTCAAGTGATTTTTCAAGTTTATTGATAGTATTTTCTAATTGCTCAAAGAAAACGCTTAATCCTTTTTCTGGATTAAATCCAAAAAGTTGAGCGGATTGAGTGATTTTTTCTTTCATTTTTACTGCTTCTGGATCTTCAGAAAGAGACATTCTAAAAATAAACAATTTTTG